GTACATTCTGATACAGACTCGTTTCATACTTATTTCCACTAAACTCTTCATCTAAGGTCTTCATTGTTTCTACATCTACTAATAAATTATCTCCACTTAAAATCGCGTGAATTTTTTGTCTTAAAGCTAAATTATAAACTATGGCATTACCATAGTCCCTATCACCTGCTACGTGCATTCCTATAATTCCTTCAATCGGGTCAACCAAAAGAGATCCACTGAGTCCTGGGGCTGTGAAGCCTTCATACTCAATGAATTCTCCTGGTTCTACAACATGGTTTCTATACGTTATATAAGTCAGCATACTCTTTTCAAGGTTAAAATTCCTGGTAGCCTTAAAAGACCCTCCAGGTGTTACTATCGCCGGTGATTTACTAACTACTGTTTTATTAACTGTCCTAAAATAATCTTTACAATTCTTAAACGGAGACAACATATAGGTGGGGAGCCTTGCAATAACAAGATCAGCCTTAAGATTCTCATACACAACTTCAAAAGGAACATTATTTAACACAACACTGTTGCACTTATAATGGTCCCAATCTTTGTATGCGTTGAGAATTCCTTTAAGCTTACCTTGAAACGCATGCTGAGGTCCTATTACAAAATGTCCTGAAATCAATACCTGACATATTTGTCCTGTCATCACATCTTTCTCTATGTGAAGAATTTCTGCTACTAACATCCTATTTTTAACTGAATCTATCAATGTTCCTAAATTTTCAAGAGATTGACCAGACACACTTTTCCATGTACTAACTACATCATCGCCAGCTATATTATCTTCTTCTGCTTCACAGCTATCTACTAGTCCGAAGTACCAGTGAGATAGCTCAGCTAAGAGATAATTAATGGTGACTCCTGTTGCTATTACACTTAATACATATGCCCAATTAACACTTTCTTGAGGGGGTCTACTATTACTAAAAATATCTACTTCTGGTGTTTGAAAATATAAAAATGCTCTATCTATGACATAAAGCATACCTGTCAAAATCGACCATCTAAAATAATTGATCACTATACTAATATAAGCCTTTGCACAGCAACCAATTATTTTTGAAAAAATTCCTTGTCCTTGAGGTCCTTCTCCTTGGGGTTCTGAAAATTCTAAATTTTCGAACTCCGTCTCAAAATTTCCTATATCAAATGAATCCTGATCCGTCAACTGATTCTCACTATAATTTGATTCATAATGCACAACCAATTTCTTAATTATGACATTCATCCATGCTATTAACCTATTCTTATCTACTACATCCATACTACTTGGTATATTACTATCGAATGGAAATCTATCTATATAAGCATTAGTATATGGACAAAATCGTTTATACACTACTCTTCCTACCATTTTCCCATTCACAATGGAAACTCCGTCAAAATTAAATACATGACATCTTCGCCATAAGGCTCTTATATCAGATATACAATCAGATTTAGTTAATCCATTTAGTTGAGAAAAACTATTAGTAGTGCACATAACTAATTCGCTATTAAAAAATTTTGTATCTTTCAATTCTACGGCTGCACAATCCAAAGGCAACTTCACAGTTGAGACCATATTAATAATGGTTCTCCACTGTGAAATTCCCTGCTGTCCTACATCATCCATCAAAAAAATCTCTTCATTATTATAAGTATCATAAAAGTCTTTACCATCTGTAGTTGCTTTAATTACATGGGTATAGACTGACTTACCCATACGTTCTGTGAGATTTGCCATAATAAATGACTTCCTAGTTCCTGGTGGTCCTTCTAATACTATTGCTACAGGCTCTTTTCTACTACATTTTTCATACGAGTCTAAACTCTTTACTAATCTACAAAAATCTTTATATTTAGCCATCGATGTTGGTGATGACTTTATATAATTTTGAATTTCCTCACAATTTTTCAATTTGCTATCTAAATCCCTAACACTCAATCTCCATTCCTCTTCTAACATAATTGATCTACTTTTTGAGAACTGAACGAGTTTATCGCACATTTCCCTTAGAAGCGATGATCGCTCTGAGAAGGAGGATAGAGAAACTATAAAGTTTTTCACACAATCCGGGACGCACGGTATCTGGTTAAGACACCATGCAAAAAATTCTATTATTCCTGTTATACAATCTAAAACTGAACTTGGAGTATCTAAAATCTTCTTACCTGTAAATAAATTCATACGCTTTATAATCTCAATTAGAGGACTAGGCAAAAACATGGAAATGGCTGCTAAAGTGAAAGCTTCGGCAGTTGATTGTCCCATAACGAGTGCTTTGCCTCTAATATATAAACTATAAAAACGTAATAAATGTCCTAATAAATAAGAAGGGGTCCAATTAGAATATGTTGGAGATATTGCCTGCATTAAAAGAGAACTAATATCTAATAACATTGGCAACAAATGCGAAGACGTAGTTATTGTCTTCACTTTTTCTATTAAACTAAAAATCTTAGGTACTATTGATGCAATGGATGAAAATAAACCTTGTCCTTTCTTAAGATGAATTTTGTTTAGAAACTTCTTAAGACAGTCACAACTTATCTTCCGTTGATTGTTAAAAATTCCTACCTTTCCTATCCTAACATTAATAAACTTCTCGGTTTTCGCTTCCCAGTGCTCTTTATATAATTTTTTAATTTTATACAAACAGCCTCGGTCACTATCAAAAAAGAATAATCCTAGTTGTCCATTTGTTAAATCTTTAAATACAATTTGATCAAAGTCAATTGTATTACTGGTCATATTTCCACTTTCTTTGTACGGTTTTTGTTGGTTTACTTTTCCCCTTGACATTGTTACACATTGACCCAGTACTTTTATCAAACGAAAATCAATCAAATCATACAGGCCTATAGGATACATGTTACACTTTCAACTATATCTGTTACGCTATAAATATTTTAATCTACCGTATAAATTAAAATATATTATGCTTCAGGTATATAGCCACTCATTTGCCGTCCTATAGCCGATGGTACTCATTAAAATCAAATCTTAAAAAGAATTACCTGGGGGTGTCGCTTGTTATTTTCCCTATGAAAAAACTACGACGGTATTACTACCAAAAAAGAACAATAAATTATCATCAAAATACAAAATCATAATCCAATGATGAGGAGCCACACTATGCGGTCGGGAAACACATAGCATTTTCCTCTTAGATATTCATATGATATATAAAAATTTGATAAAATATTGGAGCATTTCACAAAATGTCGAAAAGCATTATAATTCAAAGGTCGAAAATCGATATCCGGTTGTGAATCTAATCCTAACATTATATAAACTACTACTAATGGGTAATATTCCACAATATTATCCAAAACTAAAATAAATTGGTTTTATTTTAAAATTTCATAAAATCTCTCCATACAACGCTTTATATGCGTGGCATTTTGAGGTGGTTTGTTAAAACCAGC